GCTAAAGAGCAATCTACCCCTAACAGTTTTAAAAGAACCAGATATCGGCCTGCAACAGCAGAATTAGCTATCACGATGTCATCCCCTAACAGGGCATAGTCTCGAAATAGTTTATTCCGTGGAGTTACAGACGCTTGCCACGCAGCAACTTGAACAATAAAATGATGAGTATAGGCCAACATGGCCCAAGAGCTCAACGCTCCCATTGGCTGACCAACTCGGTAGACAATAGAAACGTCCGACCATCACATCCTTCCAGTCCTGGGCAGTCTGCTCACCGAATATTTTGGCGAACAGAACAACCTGGAGACTGATAGTAAGACGGTCGGTCGCTGCGGTAAGATCCAAGGAATACAATGGTTTACCTTTTCCCATAACCCTTGCTAAAGGGGCTAACTGGTTAAAGGTACCATCCATCGGGTGTCGTCGGATGATTCCGAACAACACCTTATGGAATGGTTTTAAAACCCACTGAGTCCAAGGATCAACCATAGCAAATACTCTCATTTTACCAGCAGCCTCCTCTTTAATTCCCAACCTACCGATAGCATCCTTTGGTCCTTTAACCAAATTTGGTATAAAGGGAGCCGAAGGAGTCATAACAATGGCATCTACTGCACCCATAAGCTCGTCAGCTTTAAGGCGTAGCATTAAGGATTTAAGCCCCATTGCTGGGACTATGTTCTTAAGCTTATTCATATTCAGCACTGCTCTGATAAGAGCAAGTGGATGAGATGAATAAGCGATTTCCTTTGATACGGTAGGCCCCGATTTTAAAATCGGGAAGGGTTGGGGATTAACTAATCTTTTGGGGTCCAGAAGCCGAGAGGCAGCTGAACCCAACATTAGATTAGTGTAGGCCTCAACATATGGAGAAAAGTACTTCATAAATTGAGGATCCCCCTTAAAGGGATCGGTAATAGTTTCCAGTTTAATCTTCCCAGTGAATTCTATCACTCGGAAAAGATTAGTAAGAGTCAAGGTGTATCTAATCATCGATACATCCCCTGACCTTATTCTGGACCGTACACCGACGGGAAGCCATCTAGGAAGACCGTCACCGGTCCGAGAAATTCTCGGTCCGATGGGAGTCAGATCCCGGATAACATACCCACCTAGAGACTGCTGAATCATCACCGTAGAAGACTTAAGGGTCTTAACAAGACCCTTAGCTCCCTGATGACGACCTACTCGAGTTACCTCGTTTAGGAAAGTGAAGGTTATCTTCACCCAAGAACTATTATACGTGCTTCTTATAGTCAACAATGCTGAAAGGCAAAGTGACATCAGAGAACGACTACCTTTTAACAGTAGTCTGGCAGTAATCGACTTAGTGTCTAAGCTCCATTTTCTTAATTTGAAAGTTTTCATTTTAATAAATTGGACTTAAACCAGTAGACTACACTTCGGTTTCCCCGTTAGGGGGCCG